ATATATGAATGGATCGAGGGAACTGAGCAATACCAACAATACGCACGAAGTTTGATTTATAATTTTGAAGATAGATCAGATTCAGGGAGAGATATAAAAGTGTTTCCTGATGAATTAAAGCAAGTTGCACATACAACTATGGTTTCTCTTCTTGATACAAAACCATCAGGCGGAAGAACGTCAGTTATTAAATCGGGTAATACAAATAATTTATCGTTACTATAAGCAGGAGTTTTCATGAGTAATTCGGCATTTAAAGGTGGTATATCACAAGTAGAAATTGGAACAGACAACTCTGTTGTCGGTGAAGGTTCTAGTGTGGTTGTAGATATCAATCGTGATGTACTTGCTGTTGACTTCAGTGAAGACATGTTTCGTAATTCGATGTCTGGTGTTGTTGCCGTTGCTAACGTTTCAGGATGGGATGGTGAACTAGGTGGTGTTCAGGGAACTGAATGGGTTACCATTTCATTTAACGCAAAACAGTATGTTGATGGTGAAGAAAAGCCATACAGTATTACACAAAGATTTAAAGTATATAAAGTAACTGAAAGAGCAGACGAGACAAATCAATTAACAGTTTATGTTTTTCACTTTACCACATATCAATTTCTTATCGACTCACTGAAGTTTGAAGATCACTTGAGTAATAGACATATTGGACCAATCTCTACTCAGTCTGGTCAAAATACAGGTTCTCTCACAAAACAAGACTATGGATTAGTGAATAAGATTTTTGATGTTGCTGGATTTGAATTAGATGTCGGTGTTCAGGATGAAGACCCAATAGACATCGAGCCAACGGGAAACTGGATTAACTATGTGCCTGGATACCTTGATGATAGAAACACACCCGACGCTATGGGAGAGGGTTTCTTTTTGGGTAAAGACACGCAAGGAATTTACAACAACAGCGAAAACTCAGAAGCAAGACCTAGAAAAGTTTTTGAATTACTTAACGAATTAGCAGAAAATGCTGTAGCAGAAGAAAATTCAAACGCTGCAAACTTCTTTATGTGGCATGATCTAAAGGGGTGGCACTTTAGATCCGTGGACAGTTATCTTCGTGACAGAGAAGAAGAAGTCGATAGAGTTTACTCTTATGATATATCAGGATCCAACTCCAACGAAGAAGTGACAAGAATTGTTGAGTTGAATGTATTGAAGCAAGTAGATTTTATGGATCTGTTAAATAAACAAGCCATATCGTCTAAGGTTGTTTACTATGAATTAAATCCCGATGAGCCTTTTGCTGCATATTACGCAACACTTCCTTCGAGTCTAGGTGGACTACAGAAAGTAATTGGTCCATCTGGTTTGGATACTTCACTAGGAAATACAGTAATAGAATCGCAGGCAATAATAGAGGGCAGTCTTGAATATGATTATCTAAAAGACAGAGACAAATGGAACAGTGTAGAGAGATATCCATTACTTCGTTCGGATGAAAAACAATACACCAAATATAGTCAACCTAGTTTCCTTGAGGTTCCACCAATTTATATGTCACAAGGCATTGGTCGTAACAGTTGGTTTGGAACTTCCTCGTATGATTTGAATGCGGATTGGTATGGTTGGTATAATTCAAGTTATCGTACAATCAATTCTTTCTATCAAACAAATCCACATGAATTTTTTAGAACAAAGTTTGCAAGACAGAGCGATCTATCAGGGGAAAAATTTAGAACAGTCCATGATGACATAAAACTGCCTATTATTGAGGCACTAAAAGAATACTATCTTGCTTGTTTACAGAGAATATACTACGAACATAATTTTGTAATTGAGAGTGGTATCAATTCACTGGAGTCTGGTGAAGGATCACTTGGTAGAGGTCCAAATCAAGAATTTTGTGAATTCTGTTCTAGTAGAGAAGAAGTCCTTGAATTTTACAATTCATCTATATCACAAGAAAATAGAGATACAATTTTTGATTTTATAGAACAAAATGGAATCACAGATCAGAATACAATTGATAGAATTATTTTAGGTGAAACAAGACCTTCACAACTAGTAGGACGTTTACCCAATGATTTTTATTCTATCTATGGTAGATTTTTAAGTTGCACTTCCCCGAGGAAGGATCCAAGATATTTTATGCTTGGTGGACTTTCAGAAGGAACATCCTCTTCTGGTAATGTTATCAGTTTCGAGGAACAGGCCGAATACCTTGAGAATATACCAGATATAGAAGTAGATCAAGTTCCAAGACTTTCGTCTGAGTATATTGGTCAGTCTTATCCCCGATGCGAAAATCAAGAGCCTCTTCTTCCATACAATGGCGATCCAGTAGACTGCGAAACACTGAAAGAAAAATGGAACAATATACCATCAGAGTGTGGTTTAATTACGCAGTATCTTGGTAAAGAATATGTTTCTCCAAATATTCGAGGTGTTCATGGCGATCCAATCAACTGGTATAATAGTATGTTCTGGAATGGTTACTGGGTAAATCCTAGATTTGGTTTACCTAATATAAGAAACTTTAGAAGATTCTTTGCTAACCAAGATTATACGATTCCACGACAAGAAACACTCAAGCAGTTCTTCGAGAAAGATTTGTTCCTGAAAGACTTTGCAGATACACTACCTGATAGTTTTGGATCACAGAGTGTGATAGCAAATCTTAGTAGTTACATTTCAAATTCATACAGTACATACTACTTCTATAATTATGATTATTATGGCAATACAATAAGTAGTCTCTTCACTGAGGGTGTTCCAGCCCATTATATTACAATATCTGGTTTGGATTTTGATCTAACCCAATTGACTAACATTCCTTCTAGTACAACAAATCCAGTCACAGGAGAAGTTATTACCATTGAAGAAGGAGAGGGGTCTACTAGAACGTTTGAAAGAAATCCTGAAATTAGATACGACGACAATCCCAAGTATGACATGGTAACAACCTGTGCTATCCCTCAACTATGTGGACATAGCAATGCTGCTGAAGAATCTATTTCAGTTCCTACCATCAAGAAATATAAATTAGTAAAAGCAGGAGATTTTAGTGGCTTTGATGTTGAGAGTTATCAGGTCGAAGAATTAAATGTTAGATGGCCGGCAATTTGGACTAGAGGAAATCCATATTCAGTCGGTGCTATTAATACAATTCCTGTGTCACTTAGTCAAGATGGTTTGACTGACTTCCTTCGTCAGTTTAGCGTAGGTGTTGCTAATCTAGATTCTGCTGAAGATTTGTTAGAAAATGATCAGAGGACACAACCAGTTGGGGCAATAGCAGGTCAACTAAATGCAATTTACCTGAATGGTACATATTTCCCAAATCAAAATCTACAATTGTATGATCAGTCTCGACCGATTTATAACGCAAAAGATTGGCAGAACTTCCAAGATTGTAATGGTACATGTGTTGGTGTAGACAATACAGTAACAGATGCAAGTAAGGCTGTGGAATATGCCAAGTATTGTTCTTATGCTTGGAACAGATACTGGTCAACACCAAAGGAGCAACCAGTATATCGAAGGGCGCAGGTTGCTCTTATTCAAGCACAGGAAGTAGAAATAACAGTACCAAACGATATGGATATGTCCATAGGAAAACTTGTCTCAATTCAGATGCCCAGATCAACTTCAAATATGCCTGATGCAGATTTGGCAGGAGAGGTTACTAAAGTAAATCCCATATCAGGTAAGTATCTAGTCACAGGTATTCGCAGACTATTCGATTCAGACAATAATGCTTCAATGAAACTGAGACTAAATCGAGACAGTTTACCTTACGATCCATCAGCATAAGGCATACATAAGATATGGCTATAACAGATAAGTTTAGATATTCCGATCTCGATTTTAACTTTGCAAAATCAGCAACGAAAGATGTCGCTCGTAAATTTGATAACAACGCAATCAAGCAGGCGCTGAGAAATGTAGTGTTGACTAATTTTTACGAAAGACCATTTCGTCCTTCTCTTGGTGCTAATTTGGTTTCTAGACTTTTTGACCAGCCATCGCCTGGTATGATTTCTGAAATTAGAAGTGAGGTTAGAGATGCCATCGAAACATTTGAACCTCGAATTATATTGAGACAAATTATAGTTGAGTATAATGACGTTAATCAAGAACTAAAGGTAGAAATCGAATACAGTTTTTTAGATAACGATGACGCAATAGAAATAACTTTAGAAAGAGTAAGATAATGCCAGATTCTTATATCAACCTTAGTAAAACAGATTTCAATCAAGTGAGAACCTCTCTTACTGATTTTATCAAAACTAAAGATGAGTTTAGTGATTATGATTTCACTGGATCCGCTTTATCTACTTTGATCGATCTGTTAGCATACAATACAACTTTCTTTTCAACCTACACAAACTTCCTAGCAAACGAAAGTTTCATAGACTCAGCACAAAAGAGAGACTCTCTAGTTTCATTAGCCAGACTTGTTGGATACATACCAAGATCTAGAATTGCTGCTAGAGCAGAATTAGAAGTAACAGTGAGTAGTGGTACTGCGATTAAAGCAGGTCGAGTTTTTAAAGGAAGCGACACGGGATTTAATTTCATAACCAAAGAAGATATTGAACTTGGATCGAATACTGGCATAATTACTGTTTTTCAGAACTCATCGAAACTAAAAACATCAAATACAACTTATTTTAATGGGAGTGTCACAGTTCCTGAGACTGCCGATATATCATCATTAAAGGTAACAGTTGCCGGTGTAGAATTTAGCAAAGCAGATAGAATCTCTGTTTTAAGTGCTTCGTCTCAGGTATACTTCGTTGATCCAATTTACTCTGGAGCCTATGAAGTTTCGTTTGGTGATGGTAACTACGGACAAGCAGTACCAGAGAACTCCGCCGTTGTCGTTGAGTATTTGACTCCCAACGGAATCAACAATGCAAATGGTGAAAGAACTTTTTCTAGTGAACCTTCAAGTGGCGATCCCACTATTACAATCGATGAAGTAGTTACTCCTTCGTTCGGAGGTGCCGAGCGAGAAACAATCGAAAGCATTAGAAGAAATGCTCCATCATATTTCCAGGCACAAAACAGAGCAGTAACCGCAGAGGATGCTGAAATTGTATTTAAGGTAGAAAACCCAGAAGTATATGATGCTACTGCATGGGGCGGAGAAGATAATAATCCTCCTCAATATGGACGATTATATCTATCATGTGTGAAGGATGCTGAGGGTGCCACTTTTACTGAAAGTCAACTCTCGGCGTTCGCAGGAAAACTACAAGAGAAAACAGTAGTTGGTATTCTTCCAGAATTTGTTCAACCAACCTGTTACGATATCGACATCCGTAATGGTGAAATTATATTTGATAGATTAGTTAGTATCGATGGAAGTGGTTTGAACAAAATAGTTGCTAGTAAAATTAGAGAGTATGATCCTGCTTGTAGTTTTAGAAATCTGTTTCCCTATTCTACTATCGTTTCAGAACTTGTAAACGATAACAGTGCTATCAGATCTGTGGATTTTTCTGTCGAACTTTCTAAGACATTCGATGGGGATGATTATCCAAATGAAGATTCAACCAATAGGAATTTATACGTTTCATTTTCTAATAGTATATTAAAAAATAAAGTCAGTGGAGAGTTTCAGTTGATTGTTGATACTAGTAGATTTGAAGAGGCGGACGAGAATGTAGGATATATTGATGATGATGGAAATGGATTCTTGAGGTTCTTTATTTTAGAAAATAATACAAGAAAATACATCAACTACAGAATAGGAACAGTTGATTATCTTAAGGGTAATATAACTTTATTGGGTGTCACGGATTGGGATGCTTCTAGATCTGATTTGTTTATTAGAGGAGAGCCTAACAGTAAGGCAGTTCAAGCAGAAAAACAAGCAACCTTCAAGTTAGGAATAATAGATCAACTGGATGTCAACGTATGATCAGTAGTACTAATCTAGAATTTAAAACCTTTGAAGAGAACAAGGCACAAACATCGTTCAATAGACAGATCGAAAGAACCTCTACATCTCCTGATGTTATTACCCCTAGATTTCCATTCTATGTTCGTGACAGACTTCCTGTTCATATTCTAGAAAACCATGACTTGTATGTAAAGTTTATTGAGGCCTATTTTGAATGGTTGGGTATTAGCAATAATATAGATCAGATTCCTTATCTGGTGGACATAAACAACGTACCAAATAATCTTCTAGTTCACCATAAAGAATTATTTGCTCATCTTTTTCCAGAGACCTCTGTTTCTGATGTTAATGGTGAGATAATTTATAACTGGACTGATCCTGAAAATTCTCTAGTAGATATTCGTCGTTTTTTATCTTTCATTCGTCAGTTTTACTTAACCAAGGGAACTGAAGAGTCAACTAGATTTTTACTCTCTTCTCTGTTTGGAATCGATGCTGCATCTATTGATTTTGATTATCCTAAAGTTCAACTCTGTATTTTATCTGATTCTATCTGGGTTCCAAACCTAGACGGAGACACCGATGCCTTGGGTAATATCTACGATGGATATTGGGCAGACAGTCGAAAGACATTAAGTGGTGGTGTTAGATTTAGAGATGATTTTTATCAAGAGTTCTCTTACGCCGTAACCGCAATCAGTGATGACAAGGGGATTTCAGATGGAAGTACAGAGGACAACTATGAATTCACAACAAAACCAATCAAAGACATAACACATCCCGCAGGATTTAAACTTTTCAATAATGTTGGATACGACACATATCAACCTGCTCCGCCAGGACCGATTGATACTGGATACTCAGAAATTCCTCTGATTGGACACTATTTGGCATATAGATTCGATACGACATTAAACGCTAGAGAACCTTTTCCTAATCTGTGTAATGTAGTTGACCTTTTCCCATGTGGTTTCAATCCATACACCACTAACCCATTAGATGGTTCAATAAACTGTTTTACATCTGCACATAATCCAAATGGGTTTCCGATTGGTTATACTTACGGTGCATCAGCAGAAGCGGCGGGTTACACTTACACAGCAGATACATACCTTATAGCAGAAGATAGAGGTTATACGTTCTGGATAGTTAATCATCACCCTGCTTCTTGGGCGAATGGGATTGAATTGGGATCGCAGTTTGGTGATATGAGATTAGGTAATTTAGCCTATCTCACACCAGATGCGGCGAAGGGTTATAATGATACACCCAACGATCCTGAAGAGGATGTTAGTACTTGTACGTTAGCATAAGAGGAATATAAATGGCATCACCTAGTAATATCGTAAATATATCAGACAGAACTATTCTAAATACTAGTTCTATAAAGTTTCGCAACTTGATTGCGAAAACTGCTATGGATAACTTGTTACAACAAAATCAAGTGTTTTTCTTTGCTGCACTTACAGCAAGCACAGGAACGTCTGGGGCTTCTGCCGAATCATCAGTTGGTGATGAATTAATATATGAGAACATTACTGTTCTAGAAAGAGTTACTCCTAAAGATGTGGCTCTTTGTGTTCCTCGTATCAACTGGGAATCAAACAGAATTTACGATGCGTTTAATCCATATAAAAATAATTTCAATTATCAGGTAGACTTTACTGGTGCTATCACATACAAGGAACAACCTTATGTGATGACAGAGAACTACAACGTATATGTTTGTATTAGAAACAGTCGGACTGGATTAGATAGAGATCGAGTAGGATCAACAATAAAACCAACTGGTGTAGGAACAAAACCTTTTCAGACAGCAGATGGATATACCTGGCAATATTTATATTCAATCTCTGATGGACTTTTTAAATTCTTAACTACGAGTTGGATGCCTACTCCCACTCCCATTACAGTTCCTCCGACTACAGGACTAAATAGTGCGAAATATAGACAGTACCAAGTACAACTTGCTGCCGACACAACTAAAGGGCAAATTAATGATGTCGATATTAATATTGGCAACAGTAATGTTTACTTCGATTCACCTCCCACCGCAACCTTAGTTGGACATGGTAATAGTGGAAAGATAAACATATCAACTGCCTATGATCCAGCGAAGGGTTATAAGTTAACTGGGTATACTATTCCTGACGGGGGTACAGGTTATATTGGAGGTTCTGTAAAATTAGATGTTTCTCCAAACGGTAACTCAGACATTACAAGTAAATCTAAACTAGAATCTTTAATCACGCCACAGACATCTTTCGGTGGAGCAAATAAAGACATTGGTAGTGATGCAACGATCGCACTACAAGCAAGGACTTTAATGTTTCTTGGTGAAATAAGCCAGTCTGATGATACAATCGGATCGCTTCCTGATGGACTTGCGATGGGATCCTTTGGTCTAATTGCAAATCCAGTCTACGCAACAGGAGACTACGCAGGAAATGTTGTCGGTAATGAGGTTGGTAAAGGAACAGACACGAAATTAAATATTAGACAGGCAGCAAAGGTTCAAATTAGAGATGACAGCGGAACTGGATTTGAGTTCACAACTGCTAAAAAGATCTCCGACACACGGCTGCCTATTAATGGAAAAGTTTCGTTCGCCGGCTCAGATACAAATGCAACCACAATTGATTTACGACCATATGAATTTACAGGGCCTGGTTCGAGTACTAGATCCAATCTGTTTATTGCAGGACAGAAAACATTACCAGTTGCTGGCGAAACTATTACGGCTTCGACTAACGCTACATTTGCAGTCGAACAAGTATTTGAATCAGATGTTCAGGTAGGCTCAGGGGACATATTATACATAATATACAATCGATTTAATGTCCAAAAAGAACAATTATACAGTGCGAGATTCATCGTCCCACTGTGATTAGGAGTATAAAATGCCTTTGACCAACAATTCATGGAACAAATCTTTTTTTGGAGCAGGGCCTGGTTACGGAGACAATTGGGATCCGACCAAGAACCCTATTTCCATTGGGTTTATTCCAGGCTATGCTCTTCAGTCAAGAGAACTATTAGAATTACAGACTATTTTAGCATATCAAACATCTACTACAAATAGATGTTTGTTTAGACATGGACAACCAAGAATTGATTTAGAAACAGAAAGTTTAACCCTTGGCAGCACCAGTCCAGTTACAATAACTGGATCAGGTAATAATACACAACTACGAGTTTACAAAAACGCAGAATTCTTTTGTAACTTTGCAACACCGGCGGCAGCAACACAATGGATTCCAACTGGGTTTTGGTTGACATTTCCTCCATACCTAGATGATACAAATGACAGGTTATCAATTTCAATTCCAACAAATATGCAAGACAATGAGTTCTTCGGATTTGATGTTGTGATTAGGGTTGTTGATGGGGATGCAACAGATACAGACGATTTTGGAAACCTTTATGATTTTAGGGATCCCGTCGGAAGGGAATATGCAAACACCCAGGCGCCAGGAGCAGGAAGACTTGTTTATGAAATTAAAAATAAAGGCGATGTAGATACTCCATCAGTGGGCTCGAAGAGGATAAAAAGGAGACCGCAGATCAGGGCGATCACTGGAGAACCCGGAAAATTGTATGATGGCTTCGTTCCGATCATTAAGAAGTTGGGCGTGGATAACTTTGTTTTTGCTTTTGATGAAACAACAACAGTGCCAATAGAATCACAATAGGAAAGAATAAATGTCTGATATAACAAAAAATGATTCACAAATTTCAGAAGTGTCACTTGGTGATACAATTAATGATTGGCGTACTCTTACGAACGATCAGATTATCGCTAAGTTGAACTTGATGAAAGTTTATGATATCGCTGCCGGCACTGGTCTTTCTGTGACTGGTGGTTTCGCCGGCGGAGGAAGTGGTGGTACATATGAAATGGTTGTCTCTGACACAATTGGTAAGGGTATTACCATCGGTGGTGATCTTGTTGTCACTGGTAATGTTAGTTTTTCCACGGCGGGTGAAGTCTCTTTTCCAAACGGACTCGTAAATGTAAATGGTGATGATACTCCAGTCGGAGGTTATGCCACTGGTGGTATTGTTGTGGGGTCGTATACTGGACCAGACTTCAACACAGGAACAACTGCGCCATTCTTCCTAAATCTCGGTGGTGCTTGGTTTACTAACCAAGATTTGAAGTTGATTGGCGGAGGAACATTCGCTAATGCCTCAATGCAGCAGATTCTTTTCGGAGAAGCAAACGGAAAGACTCTTGCGTTTAAGCAGAACGTAACAGATCTGATAATCGGTAATGGTCACACTCTAGATACAATCCCTGTAGGATCAACTCTTTCTGGTGAGATCGCCAGAATCAGATCCTACGATGGACGAGTTGATATCCTTAGAGGTGTGAACAAGAGAAGAGTGTCAGGTGTATCGCACGAATTCCAGTTTGGTAATGTAGTCAGGGCATCTAGTGCCGATGCAAATGGATTTACCTTGGCGTTCGGTGGTGGGGGATCTACTTTAGCAGAAGCAGTTGGTATGATTTCTAGGCGCAACGGAGACTCTGACTTTGAAGTTACGTTTAATGGTGAGGTCGAAGGAGACTTCACAACAGTTTCTGGTGGAGTCCTCTCTGTTGGTTGTCCTTACTTCTTATCTGCTTCAACTAAAGGGTTTATTACAACAACAGAACCAAACACGCCTGGACACGTTTCAAAACCTGTTCTTGTTGGATTAGGAACAGACAGAGGTTTGTTTGTAAACTATAGAGGTCAGGAAGTAACTTCATATGCCGGCGGAGGCGGAGGTGGTGGTGGATCTACGGGTGCCGGTAGATCTATCAGAATGGGCATTGGTGGTGGATTTGATGTTGGTGATTTGATCGGTATGAACGACATTGGCCAGTATATTAAAATAAATACGGCCAACGATGGTGGAGTAAACTCAGCAAGAACAATTGGTCTTATGGTAAATGATAGTGAACTTCTATTGTATGGTCTCACAGAATCAACAGATGCCTTTAATCCAGCATCACATGTTGGAAATTATGATGCTGACGATGACGAGACCTTGTATTTTGCTAATTATAATACAGGTCAACTAACAACAAGAGGGAGTGCAGTAGGATCGGTTCCCCTTGCACTCCGACTAGGAGCATCGGATCTGATATTCTTCTTCAACACTAGGCCAGGTCAGGGTTACAATACCCCATCTGAATCCAATCTAAACAACGTTGAAAGAGATCCTACTGCATATACCGCGGCGGTTGTAGCAGGTGGTCTTAGTGGATCTCAACTTGGAGGTGGTGGATATCGTTCTTCTGATATACCAATAGGAATAGGAAGTATACTAGTAAACGGTGGGTTTGATATTTGGCAAAGAGGTGTTGGTGTTGATTCCACACATACAGGAACCGCAGACACCTACTTTGCCGATAGATGGTATAGAAACAAACGACTAACTTCTCCAGTTACGAAAGACAATGCCGAAATACAACGTCATGAGTTCAATGAGGGACAAACTGAGGTGGGTGGTAATCCTAAGTATTACACCAGATTAAAGGCAGACTTCGAGGCAGGAGCAGGCGAAACTGCAATTAACGGTGGTGATTTCATCGCTTGGAATACTGTGATAGAAGATGCGAATACTCTAGCAGGTCAACCTGCTAATGTTTCTTTCTATGCTAGAGGTGCAACTGGAGTCACAGGATTCCTTGCCGTTGAATACACTCAATACTGGCAAGGAACAACAGGAGGAACTGCGAGTAATACATTCCTTCCACTGATTTACTTGGATGGTGAATATAAGTTCACAAGGTATTCTATTGATATTGCTCCCTTAGTTGGACCTACAACATCAGGTCTAATAAACAGAGATGAAAGTTGGGCTAAACTAAGCATCCTCCCATATAGGTTCCGAGGTATAACTGGTAATACAGGTGCGGCTGATGTTCTTTATGCTGGAGAGGTTTCTCTTGCTAAGGTTCAAATGGAGTCTGGTTATAAAGTAAGTGATCCAACAATTGTGGATGTTGATAATGAGTTACGAAGGTGTAAAAGATTCTTTCAGACCTCATATACACTTTCTGACTATGTTGGTAAGAACACATTAACAAGTCCTGGCAATCCAAGTGATGAAACACCAACTATTACAATGCTTAGTGGTTCATCCACAACACGAATTCGAGTTCCTACTGAGTTGAGGAAAATTCCCACAGTTAAGATTTACGCTCCAGCAGGAACTCCAAATATGGCGTTCAATATTAGTGCGGGTGGAGAACTTAATAGAGTTTCAGGAACTAGTGGTTTTAATAGTGCCACTCGATCATGGGATGCCACTGCTTCGGTTAGTGGAACCTCTTCCTCCACACTAGGATTTAAATTCAATTCGCTGTTCGGGTGGGTATTCGGAGATGTGGTGGCTTTCCACTATGTTCTAAATTCAGAGTTCAACACAGGAGTCAATGAATGACTTGTAATACATCTAGTTCAAATATTTCAGGAACTCCTATTGCTGGAGAAGTAACTCAAGTTGGATCACAACTCAAGATTGATGTGGTTCAGACGGCACACGGGTTTACCGCAGGAAACGTAATCCG